CAAAGACACCGGTTCAGTCAGAGAACCTTCGACCTTATCAATCCCGATAATCCAACATATCGGTGATGACGGACCAGATTGGTCAGATTTGGAAGATGCATCCACCCCAACCTCACATATTGAATCCGATACTAATAGCAGCCGAGGAAGCGATTTCTTAGCTGAACCCACCTTCCATGAGATGTGCGAAGAACACGGCATCGTGCCGGAAAGAATAGCACACATGGAGATTCAAGCTGATGCGACCGCTCGTAAAAGAGTGGTATTTGATAGAGATACAATGCTTGTAATTGATAAAGATCATGAACCATCAGACATTTTTGCCCGATTTGAGCACATAAACATAACCGGATTAGATGTTATCGTAGATGGTAACAGCGTACCCGTCACGTTGTGCCAAGACAAAGGACCCAGCATCATAGGCCCCAAGTGGTGCTCGTCCCTTCCTTGGTCAGCGACTGAACACGACAATGTTCTTTTAGCTCTAGATTCACGCACAAATGCCGTTTACAAATTTAATGATAAGAATGTTGATATGCGAAGCAAAATCGAGCGTATTCAACAGAATTTACTCAAGTATTGGTATACTGATAAAGCCATCAACGAAGCCATAGACAAAATACAGGACTTATCCAAGTCCGCCCCAAGTTCATGGGTTGGCAACAGGTTTTACACGTCTATGTGTAAAATCTTAGCCGATCAAGGGTTAGAACGAACTGATGTAGATTTAATGTTAAAACAAGAGTTGTTTACCAATAACAAGAAAGTTCCTCGTATTATTGCAAATGAGGGACCGGATCGCTGTGTTGCCCAGTTACTGTTAATCACAGTGATTGAGGCCATTTATTTAGAACGCATGGGCAGACATTGCATTAAGCACAAAAGAAAGGAAGATGTTTGTGATGACATTTGTCGTCAACTAAACGCCAAGAAAAACTTTTGTTATGCGGGTAAACCGCGTATATGTAAATGTTGTGATGTTGATACCCATGCGTTTGAATGTTCTAGTTGTAATGTTAAAACAGTGCCCAATAAAACCAAACGTGAGCTTACCGGCCCACGGACTTTAACTGAAATAGACCAAACTGCTTTCGATTATTCCGAAACGTTCGTGCCTCGTGGAGAGTGTGTGGACGGGCACCCTACGGTGTTAGTTCGTGATGATGGAGTGGTGGATCCTATACAAGGTTTGTTGAGTATTGAGTTGGCGATCATGTTAAAAGTACGTAAAGTTATTGAGAAACGATGCGATTGGGCAGGCGCTGATTTCAGCAACGTCGTTAATGACGCACGCGCCAAACCCGACACCTATAAATGCAGAACTAAGAAAGGTGTCATTAAAGTTAGACTATATCGGAAAGTACGTAATTCAGGTGATAGATTTACATCGGTAGGGAATAACCTGGTAGAAGTGCGTTCAGCTTTATGCTCATTCACTGATAATCCAGAGGATTTCTTTACTGATCGCGACGTTTCGGGCACTTATGTGTTCACGACGATGCCAGGCCAAGAGGTGATGCCTTCACCGACCATGCCACTGTTCTTTAACGAATGGTGCCCTGAGGGGTTTTATCTTCATATATTTATAGAAGGAGATGATGCATTATTAGGCACGCCACGATGCTTTATGGATCACGCTGAGTTTTTCGTAGATAGGTTTCATGAACTAGGATTAAATTGCAAATTATTCTTTAGAAATGGTTTAAAGATGGAGAAGGCAGGATCCAAGCAACCAGATTGGGTTTCTGCTGATTTTCGAGCTGAATTTTGTGGTATACATTTTTACGTACGAGATGGACGCACTGTTTATAACAGTGATAACAAACAAGGCAAGTGGGTCCCCGATATTTTAAGGGCGCTCAAGAAATTCTCGTACACCTACACTAAATTAAACGTTAACAATATGGCTCCTGCTGCTGAAGCGGATGCGAAATTAGCGTTCATGATTATGATAACCAGGGCCATTGAATTTGGCCGGGTTAGAGGTGTAGCTAACATATTTAAGACTATAGCCGATCATTACAGTGCATTTATACATGATCTACACATTGTAGATTTGAGTGCACTAAATCGTAACGATAAGTACAAAGTTGATCAATTCGTAGATCATTTGGATACCTATGCCATCATGTATGATAAATACGATAGCTTAATTCCATATTCTGATTACGACCAATTAGATCTTTTGAATTCATCACTTGGTACATATATTTCTATGTCTGACACAAGAGTTGGAGCTGTAGGATACAGTAAAATGTCTAGCGTTAATTATGGCGTCACGGAT